CCAATGCGTTTGCCCAGGCGACGCGCTCTTTCGAGCCAACGCAGGGTCTCGGTTTCTGTCATCTGCTCGACCGCGTCCGGAGGCCAGCGCATCATGTGCGTCAGCTCGGCGAGACGGTCATCCCACCACTCCGGAATCGAGATCTGCGCGGCGATCAGTCGTCCGAGTCCGGTGATCGCCGAACCTGAAAACCGTTGAAATACGCCGCAGCTTCAAGGAAGTCCCGAGCGCACAGCGCTCGCACGGAGCTTTTCGGCACTTTCCCGATCAGGCTAATCAGCGCCACCATGCGCGCGAACGGGCCGCCCGCGGCTTCTGCTTTGCGCTTCTGCTGGTTCGTCGGTTCGCATAGCGTCAGTGAGGCGATATTCAGCGCGGAGTCTTCCTTGGTGATCTGGACGGGCCTCGTCAGTTGAATGACGGTCTCGTCCGCGCTGCGCTCGGGATTCCGCGCGGCGTCGTGGCCGAATGAGGCGATGAAATCTTCCGCCTCGTCGATCTGGCTGCCATACATCTGGTCGATCACATCGACGGGCACACCACTAAGAAGCGCGATCAGCGCAACCGAGGTGCCATATACGCCTGATGACTGCTCGGCCTTTTCGTAGTCGCCGGCGAGCGGCTCACGAATCGTGATCTCACTGACCACCGTCTCCGCGTCGTCCTTGCCGTGCTTCAAAGGCTTGCGCAGAACGATCGTTTTCGTTTCGCTCATCGCTTAATTCTCCGTGATACAGCCCTGCAGACCTTCCCATTTCACAGGGAATTTCGCTTCGACGGTGTCGACGTCGCTCGGCTCAACGGTCCACATGTTGCGGCCGATCACGGTCTTGCCGTTTGCCAGCTCGAGCACAACCGTGACGTTTGTCATGGCATTGATCGCCGCGAGGCTGAGACCGCCCGAATCGCGGATCGACGCGCTGATCGAGGGCGCTTTCGGCATTTCGCTGAAACCGTGGATGGTGTCCTGTCCGCCCTTCGTTTCGCGCGTCACTTTGGCGACGTCGTATTTCAGCTCACCTTCGAGCTGGTAATTCACTCCATCGACGGACAGATACGCGGTGCCCGCAATGAGACCTGTGTTGTTCGCCATCTAAGGCTCCCAAAAATGACAACGCCACCCGGTTTAGCGGGCGGCGCTATGCGTTGACGGACTGATCAGGTCTGGCTGGTCGAAAGCCGGAACTGCGCGAGCAGCGCGAAGATGCGCAGCTGGTTGATCAGCGTGCCAGGCCACAGCACGTCGACGCGGTTCGGATTCGACGCGTTTTGCTCGACGATGATCGACTGCGCGAAGATGTCGCTGCCTTGCACATAGCCTTCGTACTCCATCGCGCGGTATTCAGCGATCTGGTCGGCCTTGATGAGCTTCGGCGTGACGATTCCCGAGCCCGGTGCGAAGCGCGTGCCGTCGGCCGCCAGCTTCACGCGTGCATACTTCGTCGTGACCATCGTGCGCAGGCGTCGCAACACATACGTCAGCAGGAACATCGTTTCGATTTCGAGGTAGCTGTTATCCGGCTGCCCCGACGCGTTCGTCTGGTATGTCGTGATCAGGTTTTCGATCGCGACGGTGCCATCGTCGGCGACGGTGAACGTCGAAATGCCGTCGAACAGGAGCGTATTGCGCTGGCTCAGGTTGAAGCGCGATTGCAGCGGCGGCGCCAGCACGCCTGTCAGCGCCACGGTCTGCATCGGAATACCCGGATCGGCGCGCACGCTCACGGCAGTGACTGCTGCAACCGTCGCGGCCCATTGCCACGGCGGCGTCGGCGAATCGTTGAAGCCCATCACGGTTTCGTGCTGGTTGTTCCGGCCCGTGCCGAACGTCGTGAGACTCCCCCACGTCGCTCGGTAGGCATAGAACGCATGCCCGAACACCTGTTGCTGCCAACTCCAGCGGCCCGTCGAATCGTTCAGGAACCCCTTGATCGCATCCATCGACGTCGTGTCCGTGAACGCGCACGCGATGAAGTCGAACGGCATGTCGAGCAGGTTGCCGAGTGCCGTCGTCAGTGTCGGGTTCGTCGCGCCGCCGGCCATCGCCGTGACCGTCGCCGCGAAACCCGTCGGGAACACTTCCCCATTCGCCGCGCCCTGATAGTTGAAGCGGATGTCGATGTCGTTGCCGACGAGGCCCTTGTTGTCGGCCGTCAGATTGACAGTGCTGGTCGTGACAGCTGCGGTCACGGGCATGCCCGGAATCGCATTGATCGCTGCGGCGATGGCCGTCGCGACCTGCGCCGTCGTCTGTCCTGCCGCGACCGGAACAGAGACAAGTTGCCCGGCGATATACAGCGCAAGCGTGCCGTTCGCCGTGGGCGCGCCCGTGACGGCAATCGAACCCGTCGCGGCGGTCGCACCGGCAGCGTCAGCCAACGGAAGCGTCCACAGTTCGCCGAACGTATCGTTTTGGCGATATGCGGAAACCATCAGCGCGAGAACCGAGTTCGCGCCGAATTGGGTGTTTGCGTCGCCCGTGCCAGCGGAGAGCAGCGGCACATTCTGCGCAGCCGCGCCGGTCGTCATGGGGCCGATCAGCAACGCGCGCTGATTCGCGACCGCCGTGTTTGCGTGCGAGTTGTCGATCTCCGCGAAGAACAACCCCGTGCGCAGGTTCTGCGGGATCTGTTTGAACGGTACGGTCATTGCGCGTCACCCCCAGCCTTCTTTGTTGCGGTTGCGGGCGTTGGCGCTTCGATGACGACATCACCGTCGTTCGCCGCGCGCGTCCAGAAAATATCGCCATCCGGCACTTCGATGCCTTCGGGCGACAGAAACTGCTTCGTGACCGGATGCCGCACTTTGAGGCCCGGTGCAGGTTTGACGATCATTCGTCACCTCTTAAGAGAATGTTGCTTTGACGAAGCCTTCAGCCCGTCCATCGGGGCCTTCGGTGCGCGGTGCCGGCTTCACGGCGTCGGGGAACGGCGGGTTCGCATATGTGCCCGTCGGGTCGTACACGTTCACCATGTCGGCAGTCAGATCGATCTCAGCGAGTTGCGCAGTGACGTCCGGATAGAACGTCTCGTACATCTGCACGCCGAGCGAAATCAGCATTCCGCCGATGTGCGTCTCACCCTCAGCGCTCACATCCGTCTGAGTCCGCACGAACGGGAAGTCCTGCGCGAGATTGCGCAGCGGCACGCTCTTGAAAACCGCCGCCTCGATGTCTGCTTGCAGACCTTCGAGCGCAAGCAGCGCCGCTGGACCGGAGGCAGCCGACACTTCGACGCGAATCTCGAAGATGCTCGTCGTGTCGAAAGCGGTCTGCCCGCTATTGCCGAGCGACCGCTTCTCTTCACCGCCGTAACGCACCTTGATCGCTGGGAGCTTTCCTGCAACTACATTCCAATCGCCCGGCGAATACAGATGCGCACTCACCGCGCCAAGCACGGAAAGCAGCGCAGCGCGGAAGTCCGCGCGCGCGGTCGGATCAGACATCGGTTTGCCCCGGTACGTTGAGCATCAGACGAGCGCCGCCTCTACTGTCGGGATGAACTTCCCGCACTTCCCATTGCTCACCTGTCCCGATGACCACAAGCTGATCGCCTTGCTGCGGCAGAGCGTTCGAAGGGAATTGCGAGAGCTGCACGCCGAGCGTCGGCTGAGATGTCGAGACCAAAGATCCGGTCTCGACGTTGACGGCGAAAAACGCCTTGTCATACACGCCGCTTACCTGGAAGGCCGGAGCACCGTTGAGCGACATATAGGTCACCGGCTCGCCGAATACACCCTGAAGAGGCCCGATGACCACCGAATCCCAATTGATAGTCATGCGGCACCTCCAGCTTGTGCAGCCGCTTTGCGTTGCCGCCAGATTTCCCGCATTTTTTCTGCGGTCTTTTCGCGACGCGCCCTAGCAGCCTCAGACATCTTGGAGCGCGCCTCTGACGAGTGCTCGGCACCTTTCCTGCAGCCCAAAAAGTTAGCCATGCTTTCCGGGCTACGCGCTTTCGCCTTAGCGGACATCATTTCTCGAGACTCATCGGAATGCGCAAACCCACGATGGGAAGCTGACATCCGGGCCCTTGCATCGTCCGAATGCGTCCTTCCGCGCATCGATGCAGCAACCTTTTGCATCACTTCGGCGGGACGTTTCTTACCGCGCTTCGATGCTGCGATCGCTGCGGCAATGCGGGCTTGCTCTTCTGGAGTTCTGCGAGCGTTGGCCTCGGCTAGCCTTCTAGAGCGTTCTGCGCGCACACTTTCAGACATAGCGGCGTGGGCGGCAGACAATCGAGCGCGAGTTTCGTCGGATCGTTCGCACCCTAGACCGCCCTCCCCGCCCAATGTTAGGTTGTAGCCAGCCGGTCTAAACGATCCGTAAGTTGAGATAGCCGCCTTCTCCATCTCGCAAGCCTCTTCCCACGTTTCGCAGGATTGAATTTGCTCGACGGAGAAAGCCGATTCCCCATGCTTGCGGATAGCAGCATGCAGCGCGCTATTTGATTCTTTGCGCGCCGCGGATCCGACGTGCTGCCGCCACCTCTCGGCGATTGTCTTTGACGTAATTCCGACATACCTCTTCCCGGATGGTCCGGTTATGAGATAGACGAACATCGTTCAGGCTTCCGATCGACCGCTCAAGAGGACTTCGGGCCTTGTACAAAGAAATAATGGGTATGCGTAAGCCTCCATCTTCCACCACATGCGACGATCACGATCGATGATCGGAAGCACATAAACCGCCGCGCCCGGCTGGTTGATGAACTCCGCCGACTCGCCCGGCGCCATGACTTCCTGGAAGATGCCCGGAGCGTTCACCGGGAAGAACTTCACCTTGTCGTCCGCGATCTTGACGGACGTGTTGTCGTCCGAGCCACGGTAGTTCACCCACGTGATGCCATCGAATTCGAACGAGGCAAACGCGTCGCCGAACGCATCGCTGCGGATGTCCTTCGCGCCTTCCCAGTTCAAGAACGTGCGAATCACGTCCGGGTGATTCGAGAACTGGTCATAGAACACGTCGCCGCACAGCGCCATGATCCGCGTTTGATTGGTAAATGCGCCCTGCGCCTTGCGAGCCATCGAACGCTTGACGCCGTTGATGATCGGACGAAGGCTGTTTGCCGTGCCGGCTGCCAGATTGAAGCCGATTTCCGTTGCCTGCGTGATCTGGAACTCATCGAACCAGTTGTACAGAACCGTGCCGTCAGCCGGGTTCAGCACGAGACCCTGCACCGCAGCGAGGCGCAGATATTCCTTCGTGTATTCGACGCTCGCCAGCAGACCCGTCGGGCCCGCCAGACGACGCGCGACTTCGCGCTCGAGCTGCATCGGCACCGTCACGATCTGGCCCGTCGGGCCTTCCGGGAACTCACGGATGTTCTGGAGTTCGTACGTGTAGATCGTGTCGTCGTGCATCAG